GGTTGAATACGGTGATGATAATAACTACTACCAATATTTAATTGATAGATATAATGGTAGTGCTGTAAATAATGCTATCATAACTGGTATAAGTGAAATGGTTTATGGTCAAGGTTTAGCAGCAACTGATGCTGATAAAAAACCTTTAGACTATGCTAAGATGAAGATGATCTTTAAGGATGAGGATTTAAAGAAAGTTTGTTTAGATCTCAAGTTACTTGGTCAAGCTGCTTTTAATGTTGTGTGGAACAAAGGAAAAACTGAAATAAAGAAAGCAAAGCATATACCAATACAAAATTTGAGACCTGAAAAGGCACAAAACGGAAAGATCTACGCTTATTACTACTCTAACAACTGGAAAGAATATAGAAAAGAGCAATATGCACCAGTTAGAATAGAGTGTTTTGATGGCACTAGAAAGTCTAGTGATAGTCAAATATTAGTGATCCATCCTTATTCACCAGGTTTCTTCTATTTTTCACCAGTAGATTATCAAGGATCTTTACAGTGGTCAGAGATAGACGAAGAAATAGGTAACTATCATTTAACTAACATTCAAAATGGATTCGCTCCATCAATGATGGTTAACTTTAATAACGGAACTCCTAACCAAGAAGAGCAACGTGCAATAGAAAGAAAGATCACAGAAAAGTTTACATCAACTAACGGTAAGAAATTTGTATTATCGTTTAATGATAACCAATCTGTAGCTACAACTATAGATCCAATTCCTATTTCAGAAGCTAGTGAACAATATAAGTTTTTAAGTGAAGAATGTACTAAGAAGATCTTAGTTGGTCATCGTGTTACTTCTCCAATGCTATTTGGTATTAAAGATAAAACCGGTTTAGGTAATAACGCTGAAGAAATAAAGACTGCTTCACAGTTATTTGATAATACTGTAATTAGACCTAAGCAGAATATAATACTCGATGCGATATCTCAGGTCCTTCAGGTGAACTCAATTAATCTTGATATGTATTTTATCACACTACAACCATTGGAGTTCACAGAGGACACCGTAGTGACCGATGAAGATACTAAAGAGAAGGAAACTGGTATAAAAATGGCTAAAGATAAGGATCTTAGACCTTTTTTAGATGACAAAACATCAAGTGATTTACTCGATGAATTAGAAACTTATGGGGAAGTAAACGATGACGAAGAATGGGAGTTAATTAGTGAAGAGCTAGTAGATACTACTAACCCTGATTTCCATTCTGAGTTTGAGGAATTTGCTAGAGATCCAAGAGAGTCAGATGCTAAACCAGGAGAGAAGTCAAAATGGGGAGACAAAGGTCTTTACAAAGTAAGATATGCATACGCTAAAACAGCAAGCTCAAGTGCTAAAAGCCCTAGTAGATTATTCTGTACTCAAATGATGATGATGTCAGATTCTAAAATAGAATTTAGATATGAAGATATAAAGAGGATGAGTAGAGCTGGAGTTAATGGAGATTTTGCACCTAAAGGTAGAAAGACTTATGATTTATTTGCTTGGAAAGGAGGAGTAAATTGCTACCATGGTTGGCTAAGAAGAATATACTTTAGAAAACAAAAAGGTGGTAAATTTCTACCGAATGAAGGAATGAAAAACGAAAAAAGAGTTGGTAATACTCCTTACGTTAGACAAAAAGGCAAAGAAGCAGTAGCACCGATCGATACACCAAACAAAGGAAGACTTAATTAGAATATAATGGCAGTACTATTTATTTCAGAAGATAGATTAAAGCGATCAACAGCTTTAAATTATAATATAGATACAGAGTTTCTATTACCATTCGTAAAGACAGCTCAAGATAAGCACCTTCAAGCTATATTGGGATCTAAACTTTATAACAAAATAGAAGCTGATATAAAGGCATCTACGTTAACTGGTAATTACGAAAAACTTGTTGATGATTATATACAAGATGCTTTAGTACATTATGCCGTTATGGAAGCACTTCCTTTTATATCATATAAAATAGCTAATGGTTCTATTACTCAAAAAAATAGTGAGAATGGAACAGCAGCAACTAGACAAGATGTTGATTGGCTTATAAGCAAAGAAAGAGACAACGCTGAGTTTTATGGTCAAAGAATTATCGAATACTTAATATACAACGAAACATTGTTTCCAGAGTATTCAACAAACAACAATGATGATATAAACCCGGTTAAAAATGCATTCAACCCTGGAATTAAGATAGACTAATGCGGTATAAACCTAAAGAAGTTAACATAAAGAAACTTAAGGTGTACCTTGATAAAGTTAGAAAACAATGCAAGAAAAAGCGGACACTATAATATTTAACTCAATAAACGCAGGAGCTGTAGGTATAACATTTATAGACATCGAACAAGCTTTAACTATATTAGTATTGGTTACAGCTTTACTTTACAACGTTAAAAAGCTTAAAGATAAATGAGTAAAGACATTGAAGGATTAAATATATCCGTTAAAAGTTTGCTATCATTTAGTGCTATTTTATTTTTACTAATAGGTGAATACGTATTGTTGCATAAAGAAATAGAGGATGCAAAAAGATTACCGGAACCAACAGTTACGATTGAAGCTTACAAGTATGACAAGAAATACTTAGAAGAAGAAATAGCAGATCTTAAAGAAGAAATAGAAAACCTAAAGGAAAAAGCTAAGAAATGATATTTTTTTCAAAAGAAGAATTCGAATGTGATGGAGTAAATTGCTTCGATAAAATGGATAAAGATCTACTACAGAAATTAGACATAGCTAGATCTTTTGCTAATATACCATTTAAAATAACTTCATCTTGGAGAAGTGAAGAACACAATGAGAAAGTTGGTGGTAGTAAAAACTCATCTCATTTAAGAGGTTATGCTGTAGATATATATTGCAAACACTCTGTTGATAGATTATTAATGCTTGAAGCTTTAACATCAGCTGGCTTCACTAGAATAGGTGTAGCTAAAACCTTTATACATGTAGACGTAGATCCTGAATTGCCAAATGGCGTAATGTGGTTATATTAATGACCGGTTGGGAGTTGTCTATAGGTTTTTATAAAGGAATACTTTTAGGAATATGTAGTGAACAATTTAAAAATGGAAATAAACACTGTTTGTATTTACCATTATTTTTTTTTCAAATAGATACTTATTATGATTGAATTTATCGCACAAAATTGGGGAGAACTTATAATTGGTTTAATGGCTTTTCTTAAAGTTATAGTGAACCTAACTCCTACTGAGAAAGACAATGAAATATTTGCTAAACTAGATAAACTAATAAACTACTTCGTTCGTGATAAAATTAAATAAAATCGCAGAAGCAGTAGGTAAGGTTAGTGATGTCTTTAAAGAAGGTCAAAAACAAAAAAAGTGGTCAGCTAAGAGATCAGTTAGTGGAGTATTGGTGACAGCTAGTGTCACGGACATGGCTAACAATGGTCTTAATGAGTACAATGTAGCTTTAGCTTTTATAGCAGTACTTCCACTGTGTTTCACAGCATTTACAAGATATGAAAAAAGAGTTTAGACCAAGACTTAGTGAAGAAGAATGGGATATTATATTAGAGTATAGAGCAAAAGGTCTTGACAACACAAATCACAACACTGTATTAGAACAATATTTACATGAAAGAGGTATTGATCAAAAAGACGTTGTTAGCGTTAAACATTGGCAAGCTGCTAATGGTGAACCTAGATTTAGCATTGTAACACGTGAGAATTACGAACTACAAGCTGATGATATAATATACAAAATTAAGGAGTTTATTCACAACAGGGCTCCTAGTTACCCTAAATACAAGTATGTTGAAGGTGATCATTTGTTAGTAGTCAATCCTGCTGATATTCATATTGGTAAATATTCATCTGTAAAAGAAACTGGAGAAGCTTATGATACAATATTAGCAGTGTCTAGAGTAGTTGAAGGAGTAGAGGGTTTAATTCAAAAAGCAAAAGGATTTAAAGTTGATAGAATATTATTTTGTATTGGAAACGATATACTACACATTGACAACGTATATAATAAGACTACAAAAGGTACTCCACAGGATGTAGATGGTAAATGGTGGGAGCATTTTGAAATAGCTTTAGAGTTATATGTTAGATGCGTAGAAAGATTACGTGAAGTAGCACCAGTAGATTGTGTACACTCGATGAGCAATCACGACTATCAAAGTGGTTTTCATTTAGCACATGCATTAAAGGCTTGGTTTAGGAAAGATAAGAGTGTTACTGTAGATGCATCAGCTCGTCATAGAAAGTATTATGTGTATGGTAACAATCTTATAGGATTGGAACACGGAGATGGTGCCAAAATGGATCATTTACCATTGATTATGGCACAAGATAAACCAAGAGATTGGGCTGATACTAATTATCGTTATTGGTATTTACAC